CATTCCGTCGGGACCGTTTCAAGAACCCACCAAGTTACAGCAAACCAGAGTTTGAATAAGGGAGAGTAGCTTATGTCTTTTAGGTCATCTGATCTACTTCACCTAGTAAAAGACTTCGGGGAATCACTGATACTTCGTCAGGTTACTACGTCAGGTACTTACTCTCCAGCCACAGGTTCGGTCACTGGGTCTTCTACTACAGACTACAGCTTTATAGGCTATATGTACGACTATGACATAATGAACCCTACTGAGGTAGTTCGAGGCACACGTAAGTGCGTTGTACCAGCACTAGGATTAAGCGTAGAGCCTCAACCAGACGATCTCATGCTAGGCAGCAACGATATGGTTAAGGTGTCTAGGGTTGTCTCTATATTCTCTGACGGAAGCCCTGTATGCTACCTGTGTGATGTAGAGGAGTAACAACCCATGAAGAGTAGCTTTAGTGTTAACGCTTCGTTCCACAAGAAGATCAAGTCCCTAGAGGAAAAAGCCTTAGTTGGAGCTAAAGAGCAGCTAACCGATATTGCTAGGTCTGCTGTAAACTTCTCTCCAGTTGATACAGGTGCTTATGTAACCTCGTTCTCTTATACTGTAGGTGCTGGTCGTCCCAGAGGCAAAGACTCAGCTAACCGTCCTACCGCAGCTTCACCTGAGGGTCAAATGGACGAAGGGTTTAGTAATCTCGTGGGGGATATATCTAAGGTTAAGAGCCTAGAAGATTTAGATCAGCTTACCTTAAGAAACGGCTCTCCTCACGCTTCTGATGTAGAATACGGGGAAGAATGGCATAAGACCCAAGGTTACTTCGTATTTGCTCAATTAAGGAATCTCTATGGCTAATGATATTTACAACAGTATACGTGCTGCCCTAGAGACGCACCTAGCATCAACAGTGGGTACTACCCCAATAGCATATGAGAATGTAGCCTTTAGTCCAACTACAGGTACTCTCTTTGTAAAGCCCACGTTCATCCCCACGTTAACACAACCAGCAGTTCGAGGCACTAACCCACAGCTTCTATACCAAGGCTTATTTAACGTCATGGTAAACGCTCCTGAGGGCAGTGGACCAGCACAAGCTGACACAACTTGCAACACAATAACTAATGCTTTCTCAGCAACTAGCGACATATCTCTTGTTGTAGGGGCAGAAACATACATCGTCAGAATACGCTACGCTGAACGTCAGCAAGGACGTATAGACACCCCTTGGTACTCAGTCCCAATCAACATCGGCTGGTACATATATCATACCTAATCAACGGAGAATATAACATGGCTTTTGCACAAGGCTCACGCTCCAGTCTGTCGTTCATTACCGAATCAACTTTTGGTACAACGCCTGCTGGTAACTTTACTAACCTACCATTCAGCACACAGTCGCTTAACTTGTCTAAGGACCGTCTTGCTGGTACAGACATTCAAGCTGACCGTATGGCACGGGTAGATCGTCACGGCAACCGTCAAACTGCTGGAGATATTGTAGCTGACTTACGTGATGCTGACTATGATCTGCTACTTGAGGCTGCTATGCTAAGTGCCTTCGATGGTGGCGCACACACTCTAAAAGTAGGTGTTTCACCTAAGTTCTTCTCTATCGAAGACTATGCTGCTGACATCGACCAAGCCCGTTTGTTTACTGGTATGACTGTTTCCACTATGGCTATTTCCCTTGCACCTAACCAGATGGTAACTACTACCTTTGGTATGGTAGGTAAGGACATGACTGTTAGTGGTACACAGAAGACACAAGATGCCGCTACAGCCGCTGCACCCTTTGACTCATACTCAGGTGATATCGGAATTGGTAACGTAGGTTCCCCATCCACAGTTGCAATCGTAACTAGCTTGGACTTCACACTAACCAACTCATACGCTCCAACCTTTGTTATCGGTGACGACAGCGCACCATCCCTAGAGTTTGGTCGTGCCGAAGTTGAAGGTACAATGACTGTATACTTCGAAGATGCAGCTTTAATCACTCGCTTCTTGAACGAGACTGAGACTGCAATTCAGGTATCTGTTGATGACCCTACAGGCGCTAATGCTTACACCTTTGATTTCCCACGTGTGAAGATCAACAGTGCAGACGTTGGTGTAGATGGCCCAACAAGCCGTATGATTAGCCTTTCCTTTGTAGCTCTATATGACGCTACTATGGGAACAAACCTTATGATTACACGTCCAGCGTAATCTAGTAATACCTTACGTAAGGTACAGTGGAGGCACTTGGGTCGGGCCTTGTGTCTCCACACTTAAACAACACTCCCGACTAACCCCCTGACAAACCTAAGCAGTCGTAAGACTGCGCCTAACTTAACAAAGGATATCCCGATGGACCTTAAAGACCTAAAGCCAACTTCTGATGTAGTTGAAGTAGAGATTAAACATCCGACCACCCTTGATGTACTACTAAATGAAGATGGTACACCAATGACCATTACTATGTACGCTCCCCATGCTAAGGAATATAAATCCCTAGTTCACGCACAGACTAACAAGCGTCTAAAGCAGGCTCAGTCCAAGAAGAAGATGGATATTACTGCCGAAGACCTAGAAGAAAGTGCATTGGGTATCTTAGCGGATGCAACTAAGTCTTGGAACATTACATACGGTGGTGTGAAGCCTAAGCTAACTGTAGCTAAAGCTAAAGAGATTTACGACGAAGTGTTCTGGATTAAGGATCAGATCGAAGAGGCGGTAGCTGACTCACTGGATTTTACGAAGGTCTGATTGAGGAACTTGAGCAGTTCGGGGAGCATAACTTTGAACTGAACAAGCCAGATCAGAACGGCACTACAGAACGAGAACACCTAGAACAAGTTGAAAGGCAGACTGGACGCAAGTTAGAAGCATTGGATGGACCCGAATTTCCCATGCTAATATCTCGCATCTGGTCTGCCTTTATTGCTTTAAGTAGTAGTAGAACAGCAGGTTTTAGTGGACCAAACCCGATAAGTTACGAACAAATCAAAGCGTGGAAAGAACTGACTGAGACACCGCTTGCTCCCCGTGAGGTTGAAGCACTAATGCGTCTTGATAGGGTTTATATGAGGGTTACAAACAATGGCTGATCTACAGTTTATAATTGATGTTGACGATAGTGATGTTCTAAGGACTATCAATAACACTGCCAAGCTTGAGAAGCAGGTAAAACGTCTTAAACAGGGCTATGGAACCTTAGCTTCTGCTCAAAACTCTGGTAAGATAACTGGTCAAGCTTACGCCCAAGGTGTAAATCAGATAGATGCAAGTATACTGGGGTTAAACAAGACCTTGGGGTCTGGCAGTTTAGCTATTAACGCTCACGCAAACCAGCTTGTGCAATCTAAGAACAAGATGAATAAGTTTGGAATGGTATCTCAACAAGTTGGTTATCAGGTAGGTGACTTCTTCGTACAAATCCAGTCTGGACAAAGTGCATTAGTTGCTTTTGGGCAACAGGGTACGCAGTTGGCAGGTCTTTTGCCGGGGATTTATGGTGCAGTAGTTGGTATATCTCTTGCTGTAGGAACAATGTTACTCCGTTCCTTCTTAGATGCAAATAAGGCGTCAAAGGATGCTGCCGCAGGGTTTGTAGATTTTGAGGCGTCACTTAAGTCTGCTAATGAGGAAACTAAGAATTTTGCCCAAGAACTTATGCTATTGGAAAAAGGCTTTAAATCCCTAGAGGAAGCGGCTCTCAATAAGGCCCTATCAGACGCAAAAGCCGTGCAATCCCTTAAAGAAGCAAATTTATCTAGTAAGAGGGGAGGCCACGACTTAAAGATTGCCAGAGATCAACTAGCGACTGCCAAGGAAAACACGCTTGTTGCGCAGGAAGCTCTTGATATTTACCTAGAGAGTCGCGGCGCACTTGAAGAAAACAAGCTTCAAGAGTCTCAGATAGAGATGTTTCTTAAAGCGCAGCAACGTATCAGGAATGAAAACGGGGCTTCTATGGAAGCTGAAGTAATTAAGGGCCAAGAACTACTAGAATCCCAGAAGAAGTCCCAAGAATCTTTTGCTACAAAACTTCATCTGCAAACTCAAGCGTTGGCACTTACAGAGATTGAGAATAAGTACACTAAGGACTCTGCTCAGTACAAGACTACTGCCATATTACAAGAGATGGAGCGGCTACAGTTACTGGTAGATCAGAAGAAAATGACAGAGGCTACA